TGCTTCGCAATCGCTACTACGTTGTCCCTCAAGGTGGCGCTATCAATGAATAGTTCATTGACCACCATATTGGTGTTAAAGGCAGTATAATACGTGTTATACGCCAGTGTGTCGATTAGAACGGATAATGCACTACCTTCAAAATCGTAGTCAGTAAAATCCGACTGTGCTCTCAAGTAGTCCTTGAGTTGCGCTTTGATTTGTTCAAAGTCTAAATTGGCAACCTGAGTATAAGGCATTATCGTGTACGCTCTAGAAATAGATCAACCGTAATTGCATTGTCATCCCTTCCAACAATAGTAAAAGACAATTCGACTTCATAACCATTGTTTTCATAATCAGGGAAACAGAAGATGTTATCAACCTTTACCCTAGGTTCATACTTGTTGATTACCTCAGCAACAACCGACTTGATTTGAGCACTAGTAGCATAATCAAGTGGTTCAAATAGCATACGACGAAGATTAGATCCCAACTCAGGTTGAAATGGACGCTCACCTTTATTTGTCAACAGCAAATTAGAAATAGACTGCACAACTGCAGCCTTATCCTTCACCTGCACCAAGTCATTTGATACAGGATGCTTCTTAAAAGTAACACTCAAATCTTTGAATGTCGGGAAGGTAGGCATCTAGACACAGCAATAGGCTGAATCTATTTATTCACTGATGCCAACGCTCTACAAAGTCATCAAATCCACCAGCACCACCACAAGGGCGCTCTAGACGATCTTCGGGTAGTGGATATAGTTCTTCCCTTTTCTTTGCTTCACGTTGCTTTCTAGCAAGATCTAGATAACGATCAGCATCGGTTTCAGTAATAAGGGTCATCCCTTCATCAATAAAGTTTTGTCCTTTATCAACTCTGCTGTTGCCCATTTTCTTTCTCCTTTGGTGTTTCCCAGAAATAATCGTCTGTGTCTCCTAAACGCCCCCAGTCTGCCCCTGCTTCGACTTGGTATTCTATGGTGGATACCTTGAAGTCTGGCATTAAGGGGTCTTGTGGGGTGATAGAGAGGTCATAGAAACGCATCCTGTTATTAGGATACAATCCAAACTGACCATTCTCTAATGCAACACAATTATGTGACTTGTGCTCTTGTGGCACCTCACTCACATTATTATCTATCACGTCAATATTAGCATGATAGTTATCTAACGTAAACAAGTAAGTTCCCTTAACAAAACCATGGTTTCTTGTATACACTTCACAATCCATAGAGGATACAAATCCCTTATTGATTGCAACTACTCCATAGTCCATACAATTCCAAAATTGTAGGTTCTCTAGAGACATATCTGGCGTCGGTGTTTTCGGCGCTCTCGTGAATGCAGATATCGGAAGTTTATCATACATCGCACCATACTCAGGTAAATACGTCTCAAAATAAAAAGCACGCCCAGGTATCGACTTTGCCGATACCCAAACGCCCTCTACAAACTCCCCATGACCATCTACATGATCTCGGAGATATTCGCGCCTTACCCATACTTTCTCAGCAGGAAGATTGCAAATTAAATTCATAACAACTCTGTCCAACCTGTAATAATCATTTTCTCATTCTCTGGATCTACTCTAGATTTATGAGTAAACATCCACTCTGCTGGCCAGATTAACGTTTTGCCTCTCTCCGCAGGAATATTCAAATCCTGATAAAGAAACTGGGTTCCCCCATCTGGATTATCAGTGAGATAAGTCATCCATACAAGATGGCGATATACTGCACCCTTCCTACCAGTGCGTTCAAAGTGCCACGTCTTATATCCTCCCCCTGGTTCATAATGTTGAATATTAAACTTGGGAGAGATACGACTAGGCATTGATGACTTACGGTACGTCTTGTGATACTTCTCAATAAGACTATCTAAACAATTCAGATAATCTTTGATACGATTATCAAAGTCAGCATACGATGTGTGTACAGTCATATCCATTGACTGCTTCACTGCATCGTTAGTTCTTGGAGCATCTCTGTCGCCCCCTATAACGCCTGGTTTTGCACTATAGTTATCGTTGTGGTAGAAGAAGTCCACAACGCCGTCACAGACGCTTAGAGGGACCTCTCCTGCCATCATAAACTCACTTACCTTGTCCACGATAACGCTTCTTTGCTTTGTTACGACTGGTTGCCGAATACAACGTGTTCTTTGAATTCCCTTGACGGGTCTTCTTTGGAGCACTCTCGATAATCTTCTTACCGCTTAGTCCAACTTTTGCTCGTGCCATACTTTTTTAAACTGGTGTACCAATGATTATTTTAGGATATTTGTAAGGACCTGTCAAGGGTCTCGGGGTGCCTGGTGCAAATACTAACACAGTCTCATCCCCAGTTACTGCGAATAGTTTCCCATTAATATGCACTGACGTGTTAGCCTTGGGTTTTAATACTCGATCTCCTGGGAGACAACTTGTGTTCGGTGGTATAGGCGTACCATCCACTGAAGATAATACAATATTCTCAGCAACTGGATAGTGTACTACCTTCTCCCCTTCGAAGTATACATTAGGACTGGTAGTAGTCTCCCCTCCAATCTCCTCTGCAGGATACACACAAGGTAATCCAGCAGCACTTGCAGTGTCTACACAATCTGGTCCTACTACATTTGCCATTTACCCAAACCTTGCAATGTTTGCTACATCTCTCTTTAACCCTTCTACATTGTTGTGTAGATAGTCTAAAGTATTACTTAGTGGTTCGTGCTGATCAAGGGTCGGTCTCTTGTACAGCAGCGAAGGGTGCTCCACTTGGGACATCCGCTCCTCCAGGTGCTTCAATCTCTCCTGCAGCTCCAAGATCTTGTTCTCCAACTCTAGATTGCGCTTCAGTAACTCTTCCATCGTTTTGATCTCCTCTCATGAATGCATTTGATGCTCTACTCTCAAACTCATCGCAAAATGCATCAAAGTTATTCAAAATAGCATCGTAGTTTTCAAAGTCAACTTTTTGGGGCATTTTTTTCTGGGCGAATTTTTTTATATACGACCTTTCGAAGAATATTTATCGGTCGTCTGGATACTTTTGTAGGTTAGGAAGGACCCGCACTTTTGGAAACCGCTTGGCGCTTGGGGGTCACATAAAAAGGGGGCACAATACTGCCCCCCTGTCCCCAGACTGTGATATGCTCAGAGGTCTGCCATCATGTCGTTCATCTCGTCTGCATCAATGGCAGGATCTGCCCATGCCACACCGTCGCCAGTCTTGACGAGGTGGCGACCGATCTGCCCTTCAGTCATGCAGCGCACGAACTTCTCCCAGGGGGTCTCCCAGTCTGCACAATACTCGACACACGCCTTGGCGGTGTTGTACAGAAACTCATCGTTCCCCATCCACAGGGCAGCGTTCCAAGTCTCGTAGTTTGCCCAACCGTTGAATGTGGTGCTGGTCATGTCGTTGTGTTTGTGTGTTGTGTGTATCCTAGTCGGTCTGTGCCTCAGTGGCGGTCGCTGATGTTCCAGATCCCCCACTGTCCACTCTCAGGGGCAGGGGTCAGGATCTCAGTGCCAGCGGCAACGTCTGCCTTAGCGGCGGCGGATCGTGCCATCATGGCGTTATGCTGGCGGGTGTAGTCTGCCATGATGGCGGCGAGGTCAGGTGTTTTGTTCATGCTGTTATTCTACAGGGTCAGGGGCGGACAATCTGGGATGCAGTGGACAGTGCGTCTGCTGTCACATTCCTAGCGGGTTCGCTTGTGTAGAAGAGGACAGACAGCACCACGAGGCAGGTTGCTTTAAAGATCACTTGCAAACTCCAAAGACGAGATCAGCGATGGCGTTGGTGTTGGCATCGGTGCGACACCAGCGGACGGGTTCACCAGAGGGAGGGCACATCCAGATCATGCATTCCTCTCCCCACAGTTTGCCGATCCTGAAAGCGTGGTTCATGTCGGTTGCCCAGTCGCACCCGTTAGGATCGAACTTACCCCATGCCGAGGGTTGAACTGCGATGGCGTTGGTCATTTGCGCTTGGTGGTTGTTCTCTTAATTATACAGGCAAGGCGGGTCACCGCAACGACCGATGTTCGGATTGTTGACTGTCCACTGTGAGGCAGATACGGCAACGAATAGTGAGACAATGGAAACGATCCCAGAGACTAGTACAATTGAACGCTTTGACATGTATCACTCCTCCAACAATTCGGGGTAGTATTCTTTCACCTCACCAATCAACTCATCTACAGTGTACTTGTCCAAATTCTCATCGAATTGATCATACAAAATACGCATCATGTCTTTGATGTCCATACCATCCAAGATGGTGTTGATATAGTTTGCCTGCAATTCGTCGCGGTCGATGATGTTGTCTTGCA